ATTTAATAAATTTTTCAGCGTCTGCTCTATTTTTAAAATCGTGTACGTGACTTCTTTTGTTTATAGGACCACTACCTTTCAAAGTAATTTGTACTTCCACTCCTTCTTCTAAATCTACTTCTTCTCTAACAGGTATACCTTTTTGTACCATACGAGATAATGCCAAGCCTGATAAGAAAGGTATATGTTTTTTTCTTAAATCATTTAAAAAATGATTAGGTATCTTATCAAAAATTTTTCTTAATTTGTTTGCATTATCAATAGATATAGTTTTGCCTTTAAGGTCTGAATATTGTCTTGCCAAAGCGTCTAATTGAGACCTTGAAAATTCTTGTATATCTTGTTTATCTTGTTCTATTAATTGTTCTTCATTAATAAATTCTTCTTTTCTTAATATTGCTTTAGCAATATCGTGCCAAGTTGTTTTATACTTGCTCATTTTTACTCTCCGATTGTGCCCAAAATTCTTTAAATGACTTCTTAACTCCACTTGGTGGTGTGCCTAAATCTCTCTCCATATCTGCTTTAGATTTCTGATATTTTCTTTTAAAATGTTCTGGTTCTAACCCGCCTTCTTCCTTTGATTTAAGGTCAATAGCGATGTCTTTCATTCTGCCTTCTAGCATATTTTCGTTTGTATCTATTACTTTATTAAACATTTTGTTATAAATTTCTTCTATTTTTGACTTCCATTCTTCCCCATAACGTTCCTTATATTTATCTATTGTTTCTTTGCTACTTGCCCATTCTTCTATATCTTTTAGTTCAACTTTACTTTTCATTGTTTCATTATCCTTATTTGCGTTAACGTTGATTAAATTATCACTATGTTTGCTTGGTTTATAAGGACCACCTTGAAACTTGGGACTGTAATGTTTTTCACCTGGCGTTATTGAAGAATTATATTTTGCGTAATCATGCCCAATATCATAAGCTTCTGGTACTTGATCTGTAAAAGACAAGCCAAGCGTATTATCAGGTACAAATTCTGTACCTCTTGCGCTAGGTTCTTTTTCACTCTTATCTCTCTTTGTTTTTAATTCGCCATAAATTTCTTTAAATCGTTTAGTGTTTTTACTTGCTTTAGTTTTTATTTTAAAACCTGCAAGTTCATTTGAATCTTTTAATCCTTTGTCTTTAGGTTGGTCTATTTCTTCTTTCAATCTTCTTGCTCTTTCCTCTAACTTAACAGGATAAACAGGAGTTTCCATTATATTATACAACCAAGCTTTGTGTAACTTCATATCAACATCTTCTAAAGTTACATAGTTTGTTCCTCTTCTTATAATGACACCAGTTATATTATTATCTGTATCGTCAACTATATCTCCTACATCAAATAAATGCTCTGAAATATACTTGTCCCTTAATGTCATTCTTTCTAACTCCCCTTTTGTAGAGGCAGTTATAAATGGTTTAAATCTATACGCACCTGCACCGTGATCTATGGATGCAGCCAAGTTCATTCCTTTTCTAACGTTTCGGAATAGGTCTTGTGCGTTTTTAGTTCTAGCAAAGTTGGATGGTAATCCTTTTTTAAACATTGCAAAGTTTTTTTGACTTGCAGCTGATCTCATTTTACTAGCACTCATACCTGAAGCACCTTCAGCGTCTGGATCTCTATCTCCTGCTGAAGCTACTTTTATACTATCAAAATTATATTTTCCGTGTCGGCTTTTTACGCCGTTATATTTCTTTAAGATAGTATCAAATTCTCTTACTCTATCGCTACCAACAACCATTGTAATATCATTGTATCCTCTTTTATCTAAATCAGTAGCAATATCTAAAATCATATTAGATGGATTAACTACAAAACTTCTAGCGTGTCTAGGAAACATTTGCTTCATTGATTGTAATTTAGTTCTAGCAGATAATGGATTTTTACTTGAGTCTTCCGATCTACTTAAATAAATTACATAATTATTTGCTCTGACACTTGCAACTTTATTAATAAGTTTTTCGTGTCCAATTGTTGGTGGATTAAAGCGACCGAAGGTAAATGCTATTGACTTACCCCCAGCCGCTTCCTTTATTTTTGATAGTGATTTCAGTTCGTCTGGTGTAATTTTACCGTCTTCCATAATGTCTGTCAACTTTTTGAAAAATTTGAGATAATGATACTTTTCTAACATTTTATAGGTCACGTTTTTTGGAAGTCGATTCTTCACACCGAACTTTCTGATTTCGTCTGGCGACATATCTTTATCAAAAGCAGCCTTTCGGTTTGCAATTGTCTTAGCGCCAATATCAATTAACGTGTTAATAGAAGATTTAATTTCATCTAACTTTTCGGATACTAATTTTGACAAGTTATCAATGTCGGAGCTTGTCAGACCTTTTAGTTCCTCATAATCAATCATATCCCTTGCGAGTTCACCTTTAACAACATCTATTTCAGAAACGTGCTTCTGAAAATCCGCAACGTATTTTTCTGGCTCAAATTTACCAGGTTCTGGTCTTCTGATCCACTTGTTAGTGTCAATATCAAAAGTACCATCAGCCATGTCCCGAGCCTTACTAAATGTTGCAGGATCTATGATAGAAAAGTAGTTGATAGGATGTTTTGTGCCTGGTATTACTTTACCATTTATCTCTCCTTGATATTCTCTTATACTATCGTGGACTTTTTCCTGTTCTGCTTGTGAACCAGGAATGTCAAATAGTATATTTACATCAAGGTCGGCGTCATCTCTATATTGTTTAGTTAGTATTGAACCAATTAAGGTATACTTAACTACTTTTCCAAATTTTTCAAATGTTTTAATTCCGTCTAATATTTGTTTTTTAACTGCAGGCTTTATTGTAGGTTTATCTGTATCTGCTTTATCAAATACAGGTTTAGCATACATCTGTTTTGGTATGTCTATAATAGATTCTTTTATAAAGTCTTTAAATCTCATCTATCTTCTTTTTGCCTTTCTCTCTCCTGCCATCCATCTCTTTGCTATATAACTAGAGATAGGTTGTCTAATATATTTATTTACTATCTTGCTTACCCTATTCATTGTAAGCGTTGTTAATTCTAAATCTGATTTATTATTATCTACCACAAGAAAATTGCCAAGGCCAAATAGTTTTTGAAATCTACCCATATTGCTTTGTACACCTTCCCAACTTGTCTTTGTTATTAATTGTGGTATACTTCTTTCACGTCTAGCATTTCTTGCCAATGCAACTTCTAAACTTGTATTAACAAATACCATATAACAATCATAACCCATTTGTCTTAATATAGCAACTTGTCTAGCAATAGATTCATAATCTCTTCCTGTACTATCAATAACTAAACCTAATCTTCCTTGAACATACGAGTCTAGTTGTGTTATGGCTATTTTCTTTGCCTGTCTTCTAATTAAATCTCTAAAATATAATTCGCTATCTGGCATTTGTAATGACAAATTTGCTTTCTTTAAATTTCTTTCAAAATGACCATCTGAATTAACTACTTTTAATCCAGTGCCTCTAAAAGCAGAGTGTGCAACAAATGATTTACCTGAACCAGGACCACCCGCTAAGAAGAATGCTTTAAATATAGCTGGGTCATATAAACCTTCAGATATATTTTGCATAAAACTTTTTACTTTCTTAATCATACTTTTTGTCCTCTATACTCTTTATTATTTCTTTTGCGACAGTTTCAGGTTCTCCTTCTGCTTTAATTTCTATAAACCCTGGTTTATCTCTTAAATATTCTACCACAGGTCCTGTTTCTTTTTTATATAAAGCAATCCTATCATTAATAATTTCTTTTGTATCATCAGCACGACCACGTGCTAACAATCTTCTCATAATTTCTTCTCTACTTACATTTAAAAATACTGCACAATCATAACCTATTTCTGCCTTTTGCATATCTTCAACTTGTTGCATATATCTTGGCCATCCATCTAATACATAACCTTTAGGAGATTGTTCAACTTTACTTTTTATTAATTCTAAAACAATCTCATTAGGAGCAAACTGACCTGTTGTCATTAAATCTTTTATTTGTAGTCCTATTTCACTCTTTTTTTCTACTTCTTTTCTTAACAAATCACCTGGATAGATATGTGTTATATCAAAATGTTTAATTAAGTATTCTGCATAAGTAGATTTACCTGAACCTGGTCCACCTAATATGATAATTCTCATACGACCTATTTGTTCAAATATAAAATCTCTAAAACCTTTCATTAATCATTTATCCTCTTATCCAATTCTTGGAAATCGTAAAGTTTGCCGTACTAAACGTTAACCTATCTACCAGTTTAACTGCATTGCCCATTTTATCTACAGCAACATAACCTTCAGGATTTGTTACTTCAAATCCATTACCTCTTTGTAAAAAGGTACCAATAGATTTAATTTGATTCATTTTTCTTACTACAAAATCTTTAACTCTTTGTAAAGTCACATAACTAGCAATAGCAAAGTAGATTTCAGTATCGTAACTGTCAATGAATTTCAATCCATCATTTTTAATCATTTCATATTTTCTTTTTGTTGTAGCTGTTTTTCTTTTAGATATTTCATCATCTAAAACAGACGCATAATATTTTCTAAAATCTGATTGTAGTCTTCTAACATCACCAATTGTTTTGCCTCGTCTTACATAATCATTAAAAAATATTTTTAATCTAGCACCAACTGATAACAGATTGGTTTGTCTTTTTAATAAATTTAATATTCTTTTACCTTTTGATAATGAACCTATTGCCATTCTTAATTGAGCGTCATATGAATCAGACTCGCTGGATGTAAATGTAGCAACACCTGATGTATCTTTATAACTTGCGTCAGAAAAGAATACCGATGGCGTCTTTGTAAAACGATTTACATTGACGCCAAAGCCTGCCTTTAGATTTGACATTTTCTTTCCTGTGTAACTAGTGTGAAAAATTATGCCTAATTTTGCTCTTTTAATTCTTTTAGCAAGTAAAGTATTTTCAGGTACAGCGTATGTTATAGTATTAGGTGTAAATGCGATAGCGTCTTCACCTCTTATAGATACCGACTTAATATCTGCTGGGGTAAATAACAAGTCACCTTGTACAATACCTTTGATACCAAGTTTAGGTAATTCTCTTAATGCTATGTTTAATTTAGCAGCTAAACCACCAGAGTGATTTCTGCTTATGTCTGATTGTGTGTAATTGATTTTAGGGGTTACGTTGAATATTGATTTTGATCCAACAAAGAATCTGCCATTTTCAGGATTGATACCACAGAATACTGCTGGTGCACCATCCCACTTAACGGACACGTTTAATTTTCTACGTGATGAACCTGTCAGCATACCTCTTAATGATTTAAGAAATGCTACTGCATTGAGGCCACCTTCATAGCCGTTATTAATTATTTCGTCTTCTAAATGTTCTAAATGAGTATTTTTTGACTCACTCAAATATTGTTTAAAACTATACATTTTTCTCCCACTGTATCCATTATATCATTCCCCTTGCTTTTTGTCAAGCAAAAGCCACTTATTCCATTAATAAATCACTAGTTACTAGACTATTTATATTATTTTGCTATTACAAATTTACCTGATAGGGGAGTCCTTGATGTTATGTACTCAAACATCAATCTTAAAGCTTTATTGGCCTCGTCTTTTTTATTCTCTTTAAAAAACTTTTTAAGTATAGGCATAACTTCGTTGATAACACATATAGCACTTATAGCACCTCTCTCATAATCAAATCTCTTTTTATCTTTTCGTAAATATTCTATCTTTTTTAATGCGGCAAAGTATTTTTCTTCACCTTTTTTATATTTGTCAAGTATTTGTTTTGCAACATATGGATTTACAAAGTGTATAATTTCTGATAATACTTTTATAGAACCAATTGAACCACCTCTTGCTTCTGCCTTTGAGAATATAGCTTCTGCAACAAATCTTTTTGCACTAGGATCGTGTCTTAATTTTATCTCACCACCAGACTCTAGTAGTACTCTCATATCTCTTGTATTACCTTTTGCAGGATACTTGACCATCTTATATGGTTGCCAATTTGTTACACCTTGTATAGCAACTTTTTTAATATACTTTATTTCTTCTTTTCTATCAAAGTTTACCATTTGTAGTGTGGCTTCTTTTGTTGTCTTTTTAAGTGATAAAGGAAATAAATCACCACTATCTATTAAATCAGATGTAATGATGTTAAGATTTTGAAAAGTATAGATTTTTTCTTTTGCACCTTTTAGTTCTTCGTATAGTGTTTTTTAGCTTTATTTGTTGCAAGATATATGTCTGCAGGATTCCATTTGTTTAGATTACCATATTTAGTTTGTGATTTATAGCCTGACTTATTTGCAATCTTAAATAACTTCTCTATAGTACCCATTATATCTTTGTCGCCTCTATAGTAGAATATATCCTGAAAGCCTTGTCTAGCGATTTTAAAATCAGGATCTATGTTAGTTATGTCGTTGATTAATTTTTTTGCAATCTGTAAAGATGATACGTACCATTTAGTATCTTTCTTTAAAAATAATTCTAAATCGTTTAGTAATACACCAGGTGTTTCAATGTTCTTATGAGCTGCCTTTAAAGTAGTGCTTTTTATTTTATTTCTAAATTCTGTATAATCAGGATACTTTTTAGGGTCAAATAATTCATTAGTTTTTTGAGCACCTATGTAATCTGCTAATGAACAAAACAATGCCTGTGATGATTCTGCTAATGTTGTTAAGTCTGCCATACATATATTTATGTATGTCTATCTACGACCTCTTGTAGTTGGAGGGTGATTATATGATGATTTGCCGTTATCTAATAACCGTTCTTTTGATTCTCTTATATCAAAGAATGTAGGGAATCCAAATACACCAAATGTCTTATGTTGGTTTTGAAACTTAACAAGTTTTTTAACGTCTTCTTCAAAAAATGACTCTTTTAATACTAACTTACTTGGCATTTCTACAGCACGCCATAAAATCTTATTCTTTACTTTAACCATTTCTGTTTTATAATAGATGGATGGTTTTCTTTTTCTTGCAGGTTTGTTCATCTTTTTAATCATACTTTAAAATCTGAAAATTTATCATAAGCAGATTCAGTTGGTTGTGGACCTGATGGTTTTTCTATCTTCTCTTTTGATTCCTGATTACTATCTACAATCTGTTGTGCTGTTTGTTCTACATCATACAATCTCATTTTAGCTCTATCAACACCTATGATAAATGCTCTATTGATTGCAGGATCATTGTATCTATTTTTTAATTGTTTAACTTTCATCTGATTAAGTTCTTCTAATTCTTCATTTGATATAAGAGCAAACATAAAATCTGCTGTTGCAGGAAGACCAAAACTTTCTGAAGTATCCTCTAAACCCACATCACTGGACATATAACCAGTTCTTGTTGTTTGTGTAGCAGATACAATTGGTACATTATAAACTACAGCCAATCCTCTTAATTCTTCAGCGATTGCTTTAACATAAAAATATGATGATATATTACCACCTTTAAATCTACTACTTGAACATATATTTAGATAATCAATAAAAATTATATCTGGTTTAAAAGATTTCTTTAATGCAAGTTCATCAAGTAAATTTTTGAAATGTCCTGTGTGAGCAGCTGCTGTAGGATATTCTTTAATAATTAATTGACCTTGTACTCTATTTTGTAATTTGTTAACCTTACTGTCATATATTGATTTAGGCATATCATAAAGGTCATCAATTGTTACATCTAATAAATTTGCGTCAATTCTTTCAGCAATTCTTTCTTCAGCCATTTCTAAAGTTATATACAATACATTCCTGCCTTGACTTATCATAGACGCAGCTAAATGGCACATAAACAAAGATTTACCAACACCTGTTCCTGCTAATGCAACGTTCAAAGTTTTTGGTGGTAAACCACCTTTTGTAATTCTATTAAAATAACTTAAATCAAATTTAACTCTTTCTTCTACTTTGTGGTAATATTCAAATCGTTCCTCTGAATTGTTTAAATAATCGTGTCCAATATGTTGGTCAAATGAAACAGCAAGAGCGTCTGATAATATATTTGGTATTGCTTCTGGTGTATGTTTCTTATCTTTACCATCTATAATCTTAATACCTTTTAATACAGCATTATAAACAGCACGGTCTTTACACCACTTTTCAGTTGTATCTAACAACCATTTTTGTTCAACTTCCTCTTGTTGTAAAGTATTTAACAGTGAGTTTATATTTTTAAACTCATCTTCGGTAAGTGATTTAAGGTTTGATAATTCTATTGATATGGCTTCTTTTGATGGAAGATTATTATACTTAATAACAAAGCCATTTATGATATTAAATAATACAACTTCATTCCTATCTTGAAAAAATTCTTCTTTAATAAAAGGCAAAGCCTTTCTTGTAAATTCTTCGTTATATATTAAATTGGATAAAAGTGTTTTTTCAAATTGATTAGACATAATGAAGATAAGTTCCTACAAGATACTTTGGTTGATTTTTTGGTTTCTCACCTGTATGTTGGTAAGTCCACAATGGGGGAAACATAAGAGCCTTACCAGCTTCTGGTCTAACTCTAATATTATAATCTGTAAATGTTGTATCGCCTCCATCATTTTTATTTAAATATAAAAATATAACTAAAAATCTCCTAGCACTATTGTAATCTGTAACATCAACGTGTTCTCTAAACTCATCTTTATCATTATCTTCGTATTTCTTAAATCTTATCTGTTCAAAGCCAAACTTTTCTGGCCATTGTTTTATAGAATCTATTTTAACATCTTTTCGGTATTTGTCAACAAGTAATCTACACTTCTCAAATAATAATGTGGCATACTCTTGCCAATCCTTGTGTAAATTTAAGTTGATTTCTGTAAAGTGTCTATGATTATCTAAATCTGTTTTAACCCATTGTGAGGAAGAGTCTTCAAACTTATCTATTAAATGCTGACAGTTTTCTTTTGTCAAAACATTATGATAAGTTCTTATATACTTATTTGTTAAATCTGATTGTTCCATTTTCTAATTGTTTTTCTACTACCTCAATTAATATATCACCAATGTAGTTTCTAAATCCTTCAGTAGTTGTATCAATGTTATTAGGATTCTTCTTTATATCATAATCAAATTTCATTGGCAACTCACCTTTAGTATTTTCTTCACTAGCAAACTTTACGTGTCCATAAGTGTATATGATCCCGCTGTATTCTCCTTCTACAATTTTTATGCAGCTGAAGTCATCCACATCTCTTTGAGCAAAGACATATCTATTCTGTGCCATAAAGGAATTCTTTTTTGGCTGCCTTGTCAATTTGAGCGAGAATATCTTTAGTAAAGAATTTATCAGGTTCATTATTGATAGTTTTAGCATACTGTTTACTTCCGTCAGGTAGTTCAACCCTTGTTGATACTGATTTAAATATATCATATTTGATTGCTAAATCTAACAACCCATAGTGTTTATCTAAACCTTTATCATAGGTTAATCTTACATCAATCATAGCATTTTCTTTTGTAAGCCTTGATTTATAATTTTTACAATGTATCACATTTCCAATAACTTGTTTTCCATCTTTTTCTTTTCTTTTAGATAGATAAACAATATTTGAAGCAGCATATTTTAATCCACTTCCACCACCCATTTCTTTTTGTGGGAACATTGAACCTATAACATCATAGGTATGGTTAGTCATTATCATTGGTACTTTTGCTTTACCTAACTTTAATGTTAAAACTCTAAATGCAGCCTTGACAATTTGTGACCTTGTCATATCTCTGGTTTCTTTTCCTTCGGCTGTGTCTGTCATTTCTTTTGTAGTTGATAGCATTCCTAAACTATCTAATACAAACATAATTGGTTTTCTTTTTGATTCTTCTTGCTCTATATACTTGTCAATCACTTTGATTGATTGATGTCTAAATTCTTGTACAGTTGCAACTGGTACTATGACCATTCTTTTACTATCAATACCACGAGCTTCAACTAAATCTCTTGTTAAGGCACTTTCTGATTCAAAATATATTACACCTGCCTCTTTATTCTTATCTAAAAATGATTTTACAATACCTAAAGCAAAAAAAGTTTTACCTGTTGCAGCTTCTCCTGCGATTGCAGTGATTTTGTTTGATGGCAATCCACCAAAAATTGAACCTGAAAGTAGAGCATTAAAGGTATATGAACCAGTGTCAATATAACTAGATACATCTCCTGCTTCAACGCCTTCACTTACTAGTGTAGCGTATTCATTACCTGTTTCTTTAATTATTTCTTTTAGGTAGTCCTTCATATTCTAACATCTCCTTATCATTGTAACTTATAATATAATATTTAATATTATTATTATAACAAAATTCTCTAACAAAGTCAAGCTCTTTAGGTAAAAAATTATGTGATACATAATTATTATATCTCTTATATATCGTTATCCTCATATCCTTTTGCCCTTAACATAACTGGTCTTCCTTTATATTTTGGCAATTTAACTGTATTATCAGGTTCACCTTCCCATTCGAATCGTAACTTTTCATCTTGTGGTACCCAACCAGGTTTAGGTTGTTCTAAATCTTCTTCTTTTATATTCACCCATATGTCTTCAAACATAGTGATAGGATCTATTGGTCCCATTGGTGTAAAGGCGTGGCCTCTTACTTTATTTAATCTGAATTTTAAAAGTTCTTTATTATACTCTTTTAATCTTTGATAATCCCAGTAAGCCTTAAGGTCTAGGTATGATTCTTTTGATATAGCCATGTACATATTTATTCTTTCACCATACACTTTCGTTGCTCATTTAATTTTCCTCGCACCACCAACATAGTTTTCAACTCTATTTAATAAAGGCAAATCGCCATGTTCATCTTTATATTCTTTTTGTACTTTATATTCTATATCTCTTACTAAATCAGGATGACAACTAAAAAATCTATGACTAAACCTACATATATCTTTCATAGGAAATTTTTTACCATTATAAAAATATTTAGATAGCAAATTAGGAATATCCATATAGGTTTGTCTTTTATCTCCTTTTAACGAAGATTTAAAATCTGCTCTTCTACCCCACATTCCAGCTCGTTTGCCTCGTAATCTGCCATCACTATCTGATGACCCTATATAAATTAATTTATCATCCATATATATTTTATATACACCACTTGATTTTAATTCTGACGGTGTTGTTTTAAACATCATATCTAAACGAATTGGGTCTGACCATTTTATCTCACCTATAACTTCAGGTTCAATAGGAACGATATTATATTTTTTTAGATATTCTTTTAGAATGGTAGTAAAATTATGAGGTACTTTTTCTAACTCAATAGTAACGCCAAATTTTTTATCTCTAATATAACAAATCATCTTTCACCATACACTTTCTTTGGCACATTGATGGTGCTGTATCATAATTACCATCGCTAATACTTTCAGGTAATGTTTTTGTAAACCATTTACTATTTAAAATAGTCTTTAATGTTTTATTTTTTACATTGTGATCCTCTATATTGTCCAAATACTCTTTCATAATAGGATGTTCTTTTGCCTTAAAGGAGTTTCTCTCAAAGTGTATTTTTAAATAACAACATCTGAAAACTTGTCCATCAGGTTGCACAATACATTTCCCATCTCTTTTCCATTGACAAATTATTTTCTTCATCTAGTCTTCCTAAAATACCATCTCCATATAGCAGACCTTGTCATTGAAACAACTGTAAATATTAAAGCAATCTGAAAATTCTCAAATATTGTAACCCTTAAACCAAATAATGGAAATATTAATAACTGTATTAATACAGCAAGGAAAAATCCACTACCAACATCTAATATACTTTCTTTAATATCTCTTTTATTCATTCGTTCCTGCTCGCCATGCTGACTCTGGTCTCTCTAAAAATTCTCTTTCACTATCTTCATTGGTAAAATAAAATCTATCAATATTTTTTTCATTAGGAAAATAAGTATTGACAGTAAATCTATCTGATGGATAAGATACGTGGTAATGAGAACCATTATCTAAGCATAATTTTTTTATATCATTTCTATGTTTTTCATTATGTTTAAATAATACTGTTTGAGATAGTGGTATGGCTTTTGTTTGTGATAATGCTCTCAATGCAGCCAATGATTTTTTCAATGATGTTCCTCTTCTATACTTCTGGTGCATTTGCTCATCAATGCCATCTACATCTATAACCATTGACAATCTTCTACCACAATAATTGCCAAGGTTTAAATAAAATTCTTCTTTACGAATACTACCATTTGTTGTTATAATAATTTTTGCTTTTGAGTTATCAATAATATAATGACATATTCTTCCTATATCTTTTGCCATTAAAGGGTCTCCCCAAAGACCACAGAAACTATAATTTTCTATATCATCTAAACTTTCTTTTGGAAACATTTTTTGAAAATCTGCAAGTGACCAAGTTGTTAATGGTAAATATTCTTTAGTTTTTAAATTATTTACAATATCTGTTCTTTGACATTGTGGACATCTAGCATTACATAAATTTGTAATTGCTACATCAACTGTGTGAGTCTTCATTTTTTAAATACTTCCAACTGATAGGGAAATGGTCTTTAATATTCCCTGAAATTTCCTTTGCAACCTCTCTTGTTTCTGATTGAGCATTATCGTGGTCTCTTAAATTACATACTCTAGCAAAAGCATATAAAGTGCCTGACCATATCCACTCGGTCATCATACATTGAGGCAATACTATTCTTGCCATCTCTGGAGCAATACCTTCCTCTAACATATCATCATAAGTTTCTGTTGCAATGTTTATTAACTTCATAATATCATAAGGTACTTCTTCATCACTTGAACCTTGTTTAATACTTTCTTCTGGTCTCTTTCTCCACATAAATGGTATCATAAATTCTGGTTTATGATCTACGTATCTTCTACTCACTTCGTTCCACGCTAGACCCACTTGATGTTTTACTAACTGTCTTGCTACAAAGACAGGTGCTTTAATTCTAAATGATAATGAGGCGTGAGCAAATGGTGACCAATGATTATGTTTAGCTAAATATTTTATTAACTTCTCATCTTTTTCTTCCCACGCAAATTTTCTTTTATTGAAAGAAACTCTAGCAGCATTTACTACTGATAGGTCACTTCCCATTTTATTAATTAATTCAACTTCCATTAAAATAACGTTGCCCTTCTGCTGTGCCTAAAGTAATCTAATTTTTCCTGAAAATTTGATTGAAAATGATTAGGATTTTGTTTTTCTACTTGTGAAAAACACCATATGTTTTCAATGTAGATACGATTCATAAACTCTAATTTTTCTTCTGCACTCTCAAATAGTTTATCTGATTTAGGTCTTTGCATAATTCTCATTCCTATTTGACCTACAAAGTTATCTTTTAAACTACCAACTAATTCATCACAACTATAATATCTTTTACCTTTTATTGTAGGGTCCATTATGTTAATAAATGTATGTTTGGATCTCTCAAAAGTTTTTTGTGATACAGGTAAATAAAAATCATCACGCCATTTTAAATATTCATCAAATTTTTTCCAAGATTGATTTTCTTCTTTTTCACCACCCTCATTATATCTTTCAGTAGAAAAATAAGGTGGACTTGTAAAAGCACAATCTATATTATCAATTTGTTCCCAAGGTAAATCTTCAGCACCGCAATTATATATTGTTACCTTTTTAGGTGTAGATAGAAAACTGTTATATGTTTCTATTTGTTTAAAATATTGTTTGTAAGTATTTGGATTAGGATCACAACCAATATATTCTTCAGCGTCTGAAGCAAAGAAACCTGCAAGTCTATCACCCCAACCACAACTTGTATCTAATACTTTTTTAGCATTTGTCATTTGATATATTGCTTTTGCTACATTAGGTTTAAATTGTGTTGCAATATAAGTCTGTAATCTAAAAGCAGATACATAACTCTTATCATCTAATCTGCCACCTCTTAATTCTTCTTTACCTTCTACTAAAACAGGTTTCATACCATTAATACCACGCCACATAGGACCTAAACATCTCCATATATCTTTCGCTGTACCATTATACCATACATCTAATGGTGATTTAAAACTATAACTTGAACAGTTTAATCTTAAATGTTGATGAAAATAATTTGATGCATCATTATGAATAGATGGTGCGTCTATAATACCAAGTCCATATTTTTTAAAATTATATTTGTAATCGTCATATTTTTCTTTTACATTTCTATCTATTTGTTCTAATGGTTTAACATATTCCCATACATCTTGTTTTTGTAAACCTTTAAATGCTTGACGCATTGCTTCAAATGAAATCTCCTTTAGAGGAAACTTTGGTCTATTGTCTGCAATATACTGTGCCAAATCTTCTCTAAATTTTTCTTTACCTATATCATTCGTAATACGCTCAAACGTACTTTGATCCATTATAGGTAATTTATTTTCATCTGCATATTTACTTAACATCTTCATCATTCCATTTCAATAATAACCATACCACAAAGGCATATATTATTATAACATACAAAATTGATATTGTCAATTCTAACATAATAAGGGTTTATCTACTCTTTTTTTTATATCTTTTAGATATTTTTCTGTCTTTTCTATTAAATAATATTTTCTACCTTCTAAAATCGCAGCCTCACCAGTTGTACCTGTACCAGCAAAGGGGTCTAATACAATGCCATCTTTGGGTGTAATTAATCTAACAAGGTATTTCACCAACTCTAAAGGTTTAACTGTTGGATGTCCACTATCTCCCTTTTCCTTTTTACTTGCTTTAGCACAATAAAAATATCTTGCCCAATCATCTTCCAAACCATCATGTATTATATTAGCTGGCCATCTACCATTTTTTGTTCTTTCTTTAATTTCTTCAGCACCAATTTTTCTTATTTTAAAAGTATCTGTACCCATATAACCTTTAGAACCATCTGAACCTGTTTTATGCCAACCACTTCTATCATTTTCATCTCTATATGGCACTCTACAATCATCTAAATTTAATTCTTTATTTACACCTTTTCTAGCCACACATATTGGTTCATGTGCTGGTTTTAATAAGTTTCTTCTTTTAGGAAAACCACTACCATATATCCAATTAATCATATCAACTACTTCAAAACCTGCGTCTTCTAATGCAACTGCCATTCTATGATAGTTTCTAGTAGCTGCAAATGCTAAGCATACGGCACCTGGTTTTATAACTCTATATACTTCTTCCCAAAATTCTTTTTGAAATGCAATGTCGCCACCGTCCCAAGTTTCTCCCATAAATCCTTTTGCCGCTCTATGATAAGGACCACTGCGTCCTTCTTTCTCATCTTGGTTATTAATACCTTTTTGTCCTGGTCCAAATCGTTTAACTATTGAAGCTAAATGATATGGTGGATCAGTTACACACGAATCAAAAACATTATCATCTAAAGTTTTTAGATGTTGTAAACTATCAGCATTTATTATCTTATTTGAGTCCATAAATTAAAAAAATATATTTTATTGTTAACATAAGAAGTAAAAATCTAGGAATACTCCAATCAGTTCTCCAAGCTAGCATTCTGCCTGTTGCATATCCCAAATGTATTATTATAAGTATTAATAATATATCCATCATATCTAATTCTTTTATTATTCAAAAAAACTTTCTAAACTTGCTTCACGTTCAAGTTTCCAACCAATAGAATTTAAAATAAACCTTAATGGATCAGTAAATGTTTTTTCAAATTGTGTATCGTAATCAACATATTTGTGTAAATCAAATTCTTCTGGTATCCTTGTTACAAAAGCAATGACAGTATCTTTAACTGTATTAGGTTGTTTTAACATTAAGAATTTAATTTTATCACCATCTCTTATCAAAGGATATTTTCTTTCAAGTTTATTTCTATGTATGTAATGATTATAAATCAAACCCCCTTTAACGTGAATAGGAGTTCCTTTATTATAAATTTGGGATGAATTTTTAAACTTGTTTATATTATTACAAGACCTAGGAAAAGCAACTTCTTCTGGTGTTAATGTTTTAAATACTTCTTTAAAGTCGCTTACAAACTTAATTAAAGCGTCCTCATCTTCATTCATTATTACACGTATAGCATCCTTAATTTTTCCTCTACACACTTCAGGCGTAGATGATTTAACAGCTTCAACACCCATAATTTTTAGTTTAGATGTTTCATATCGGACACCTTCTTCATCAAATACGTTCATCATATATCTTTTTTTGGCAACCCATATAGCTTTGTTAGCAATTAATTCTCGTTTCATAATCATTTTTTGGCCAAAAGCATTTACATACTTAGCAAGATTTGAAAAACTATCATCAATTACCTTTTGTATTTTATCTTCAGCAGCCTTATCAATAAAATCTGTAACCTGTTGTGTTGTTTTATCTTTACAAACCTTATCAACAAGTGTATCTAATTTAAGATAGATAGAATCTGTATCGGATGCTACAACATAGTTCACATTGGTTGTATTTAAAATCTTATTCATAAACTTATTAACATCTCTTTCAACCCAGCGAATAGATAACTGACCACCAAGTGTAATCGCTTCTGCTTGTTTTACATCAAAATATCTAAAGTATTGATTGCCAATAGCACCGTAAGCACTATTCAATGCAATCTTTTTTGCCATTTGAATATTATGACACCTTGAAATTTCATTTTTATAAATTGGGTCTTTTGTTTTTTGGAATTCTTTTTTAGCTTCTATTGCTTTCTTTTTAAATACAACTCTATCACTATACATCTTCTCCATTAACTCTGGAAGAAAGCCTTGCTTATCTCTTTTAAACATAGCACCGTTTGGTGCGATGGTCACATCCTTGGATTTTGCAAAATTTAAATCTAATTTTTCTGTTAAAAAGTTTTCTACACCAACTGCCTTTGTATCTACTCCAACAAATTTTTCAGGACTTATATTATATTGCATAATCAAATGTGGATAAAGTGAATTAAGGTCAAATGAAACAATCCATTTATGTAAACCTAATTGTGGATCTTTTACATATGCACCTTCGTATTGTGTATCCTTTTCGTGGTCTTCTCTTGGTGGAATTATAATATTCTTTTTAAGTAAATGATTATAGATTAAAGTATCCCAACATCTTACTTGTGAATATACATCAATATAATTTACTTTATAATCATAAGCCATTGTTAAGCACAACTCAATTAATCTCATTTTATCTTCTAACTTGTCAACTAATTCTACATCTTGGATATTATATTCTACAAATCGCTGATAATCTTTTGTATAAAAATCTTTAAATGTTTCATATGGATTTTCTAACTTTTGCTCACCTAATTCTACTTTAGCAATATAATTTAATCTATAAGACTCTTGTCTAACATAAGTAAATTTTTTATATAAATCAAAATAATCTAATATAGAAACACCAAGTATATTCCAATATTGAGAATTTTTATTTCCTAATTGAACTCTATCAGCATTAACAAAGTTCCAAGGACTCATTTTATTAATCGTATCATTATCAAAAATAAATCTCATACGATTCATTAAATAAGGTACGTCAAAAAACTTAACGTTCCAACCCGTAACAATATCTGGATGATTTTTACACCAGAACTTTAAAAACTCCATTAATAGATGTTTTTCATTCTGACATTTAACATAAGTTACGTTTGTTTTTTTAGAAATAAAATCACCAGTACCCCAAGTTATTAGCTGTTTATTACTATGATTTTTTACCGTGATACATATAATCACTTCTTTTGCAGTGTCTGGATCGGGAAAGCCGCCCTCACACTCGGTTTCTATATCAAGTGTGAATAACTTGATATGATCTTTATTCCATCTCACCTCATCTCTATATTCGTCTGCTATGTACTGATAGTTGTATCTATTCATACCATAGATTTTATATTCAGGTATAGTACTATACTCACTATAGAAGTGTTTTGCTTTTGGAATAGAATTAAAACTTTTAGGTTTTAAATTTATGCCGTCTAATGTCTTATAAATGGATTGTTCTTTTGTAGGTAGGAATAATTTAGGGGAATAATTAATACGACTCAAATATGGTTTGCCATTATTGACGCCTCTAATGAGTAATTTGCCCTTGTGTTCAACGACATTTGTATAAAAAGTGCTTGCCAAATTCATAATATATTATAACAAAGAAAACCTAGAAAGTCAATAACTAGTGGATAATTGATTTTTTGTTTGGTTGTACTATTGAGCTAGTATTTTTTTCATAGGCATCCACCATCTTATCATCTGGTAGTGTTTCTGCCATTATATTGTTTTTCTTTATTTTAATAACTTGATCTTTTGTATATGGTATATAAGGATGAAAACCAATCTGCATTGGTTGTCCTGGTTTACCTTGCATTGGAATTAATACAAAAGGTTTTTTGATTGCTTGCCACGTAGAGGTTGATTGTTCTTCAATTGGCACGCCAAGCAGATCCTCACCTGTTGTGAGTCTGTATAATTTAATCATAATTAATCATAATATTTACTTTTTATCTATTCAGTTTTTTCAGTTTTTGTTTTTTCAGTTGTTTGTTTTTTCCCAATATTATATTTCGCTTGTAAATTCCATTCACTCTTTTCTTTAAAAGCAATTATCTTAATTTGTGATAACGGTGCTTTGTTTTCAGCATTCTCTGGTTTTACAATTGATAATAAGCTCCAGTCTTGTAATAAAACTGATATTGTGTTACGTCTTTGTATATCATTTTCTATTAGAGTGGCTTTTTTGCCATCTAAAGCAAACAATTCTTTAAAATGTACTATGTAATATTTACCTTGTTTATGTAAAATGTGGCAAGATTGAAATAACGTTTTGTCTTTCCTACTTGCAACACCTATTCGGGATAATGTCTCCCTAATTTTTAGAAAGTCATCTGGCTGTTTAAGTGTTACTTCTAACATCTGCTCAGGTGACCAATTAAAACTTTCCTCACTCATTTTTTTCTCCCACCTTTATCTAATCTCTCTTTGATAAAGTTTAATTGTTTTTTATCTAGTATGTCTAGGGCTACCTTTGCTTTCGTGTTGCTATAACCATAATGTTCTTTCACATACTCTAAATTTTTAGATTTGGATGTGGATATCCACTTGCCCCCAAACCGTTTTCTTTTTCTTATACTATTTAGTAGGAAGTGAAATTGCAAACGTTTAGTAAGGCTGTGTCGCTGATTCATTTCGTTTGCCATCATTATTGAATCAACGTGTTGTGATAAACACCGATTTATTACGTAGGGTGGGAATTTCTTTTCCCAAGTTAAGTCAGTTCCATCAAGTAAATTAACCTTTGTCCAGTTAATCGCATTCAAATAATCACTTAATTTATACTCAATCATAATATACTTTCTGGTGCTGCTTCACGGAGTTGAACCGCGGACCTACTGATTACAAATCAGTTGCTCTACCAGCTGAGCTAAAGCAGCTCTACTTTCGTTTTCTGCCCATATAGTTTTCTGAAGGTTCATAGTTCCATTTGTGTCCGTGATGTCCTCTTATATCAGCATACCACATTCTTAATTTTACTATCATTACTCTCCATAATGTTCTCTTTGCCATTGTCTTTCTTATTCATCTATTTAAATTTATTTAAATTTACATTCTGCCATGATTTGAGTCAGGCACGCAACCATATTTATCTCGTGGTCAGCCACAAAAGCGGATTTATATTGGTAATCAGCAATTGTTAATACGGCAGCAGGTATAGATTGAGGTTGAAGATGTTTATACAAAATATCATAAACATTACTAAACAATGAAGAAGGATCTTGGTCAAGGTTCTGAATAACCCATTTTCTCATATCACTAAATCTTTTTTCTTTTAATAACTTAATTAATTCTTTGTTATTAATATCAGATAATGATACAAGTATGCCACTATCAATTTTACCCCTTACGGAATATCTTTGAAGTTCATTAATCGTTCTTCTAAAATCTGGATAATGTCTTTGTATTAACTCGGCTAATACTCTTTTATCGTATTCTATATTTTCTGATTTAAGTATTTCACCTAGTCTACCTAAAAATGCAGTAGCAGTTTTTACTTTTTGACCATTTGTAATACGAAAATCAATAACAGTACACCTACTATGTAAGGCAGGTATAATCTTATTCTTAAAATTACAAGTAAATATAAATCTACAATTCTTATAAAAAGTTTCTATAAAATTTCTTAACGCAGGTTGAACACTATCAGCGTTCATATAATCTGCCTCATCTATAATAACTACTTTATGTTTAGAGCTTTCAACTAAAGACACCGATGAAGCAAAGTTTTTGATTGTGGTTCTTAATGTATCAATATGTCTACCTTCGTCTGACCCATTGATAATTATATAATCTGCTCCAAGTTCCTCACACAAAGCACGAGCAACTGTAGTCTTACCAGTACCAGCAGTACCAGATAATAACAGATTAGGTAACTCATTCCCTTTCAGAAATTTTGTGAAAGTATTTTTTAAATCGTCAATTAAGATACAATCCGAAATAGTTTTCGGCCTATACTTTTCTACCCAAAGAAAATCTGACATTGTTTTTCACCTCTTTCATAATATT